TGGATTACTTAAGTACTGTATTAAACATCAACACTGGAGTATCTTTGAGCAAGCAGTGATGAGTGTAGAGATTAATACTACAAGAGGTATTGCAGCTCAAATTCTTCGTCATAGGAGCTTTACTTTTCAAGAATTTAGTCAGAGGTATGCTGACACAAATCTTCTGAATGAATCAATTCCACTTCCTGAACTTCGTAGGCAAGATGATAAGAATCGCCAGAACAGTATTGATGACCTTGGAGACTATCTGAAACTCACTTTACTAGAAGATATTAGAATGCATTTTGAGCAGTCCCAGAGACTCTACAACCGACTTCTGGACAAGGGTGTTGCTAAGGAGTGTGCAAGGTTCGTATTACCCTTAGCAACCCCCACAAGACTTTATATGACGGGTTCTGTGAGGTCTTGGATTCATTATATTGATTTACGTTCAGCGCACGGCACACAGAAGGAACATATGGATATTGCAGAAGCAATTCGTTGTATTTTTACTTGTCAATTCCCTGCAGTGTCTACTGCTCTTGGTTGGACTCGTGATAACTGTGATGATTGTGAAAGTATTCAACCATCAATTCGTATAGACTAAATATCCTTATATAAAATGGAGGAATAAACTTGGCAACATATCCAGTTTATAATAAAACTACTGGTGAACAGAAAGAAGTGAGCATGAGTGTTCATGATTGGGATCAGTGGAAAAAAGACAATCCAGAGTGGGATAGAGATTGGTCAGATCCATCAACTTGTCCTGCTTCTGGTGAAGTTGGTGAAGTTTATGACCGACTTAAAAAATCACATCCAGGATGGAACGATGTTCTTCATAGAGCATCTAAAATGCCAGGATCAAAAGTAAAACCAATTTAATTTCATATGGCAAGAAGAAATAGGAAAGAAGATCAACCAATTGGTGTTGGAATGACCGCAAGGCAAATGAAGCGTAAGAAGCCAATTAGTTCTGATTTAATGAGAGAAATTGAACCTCTTACAGAAAATCAAAAGAAACTTTTTGACGCTTATAAAAAAAATCAGAATCTAATTGCATATGGTTGTTCTGGAACAGGCAAAACCTTTATTACTCTTTACAATGCTCTTAAAGATGTATTAGATGAAAGAACCCCATATGAAAAAATTTATATTGTAAGATCTCTTGTTGCAACTCGGGAGATTGGTTTTCTTCCAGGAGACCACGAAGACAAATCTTCTCTTTATCAAATTCCCTATAAGAATATGGTAAAGTATATGTTTGAAATGCCAGACGACGCATCGTTTGAAATGCTCTATGGAAACCTCAAAACTCAAGGAACTATTAGTTTTTGGTCTACTTCTTTTATTCGCGGAACTACTTTGGATAATGCAATTATCATTGTAGATGAGTTTCAAAATTTAAATTTCCACGAAAGTGATTCTATTATTACTCGTGTAGGTGAGAATAGTAAAATTATGTTCTGTGGTGATGCTACACAGACTGATTTAGTTAAAACAAATGAAAGGAACGGTATTATTGATTTTATGAGAATCTTGCGGGTAATGCCTTCTTTTGATATTATTGAGTTTGGTATTGAAGATGTTTGCCGTAGCGGACTAGTTAAGGAATATCTAATTGCAAAACATGAACTAAATCTATGACCTTTACTCATCATAATTTTTTAGGTGATCTTGAACTAGAAAAGAAAGAAACAAATGGTATTCGGTTGTATCATCTTCCAGATGATCAATGGGTGCCATCAATTACTTCAGTTACCTCATTCTACAATCGTCAAATCTTCATTAATTGGCGAAAGCGTGTGGGTCTGGAAGAAGCAAACCGCATTACAAAAAGAGCAACAGCAAGAGGAACAGATTTTCACCAAGCTTGTCAGGATTATTTGGAAAATAAAGAATTGGATTGGAATAACTATCAACCAATTACAAAGATTATGTTTCATCACGCAAAACCTTATCTTGATAAGATAAATAATATTCACGCAATTGAAAGGACTTTATATTCCGAATATCTGGGACTCGCTGGTAGAGTGGATTGTATTGGGGAATATGAGGGAGAACTTGCAGTCATAGACTTTAAAACTTCTGAAAAAATTAAACCGGAAGAATGGCTTGAAAACTACTTTGTTCAAGAAACATTTTATGCTGCTGCTTATTATGAACGTACAGGACAAGTCGTTAAAAAACTTATCACATTAATGGTTACTCCTGGTGGAGAAGTCAAGGTATTTGACAAAAGAAACAAAGGAGATTATATTAAGTTATTAGTTCGTTATATTAAAGAATTTGTACATCACAATACTAGGTCAGATGGAGAATGAATTAGAAAAGGTACTTGAAAGTAAATTCTTTTGCCCATCACGGTTTGCTCAGGAGATTGAAAGTCTTGTTCAGGTAAATCCTGATATGAATTATATTGATGCGGTTGTTTATTTCTGTGAGCAAAACAATATTGATTTGGAATCTGTTCCCAAACTTATTTCAAAACCTCTTAAGGAAAAGATTAAGTACGAAGCAATGGAACTTAACTTTCTCAAGAAAACTTCCCGCGCAAAATTAATTTTTTAATTCACTTTTGGTCGGAAAAAATTCCGGTAAAAATTTCCCTATATTACTTTTTTGAATGATGCCTTTTGATGCTTATAAATGTTATTTGTCTTTAAAAAATCATTTCACTAAAGACAGTTATGATTATCACAAATACTGTGGTAAAAGTCGTGCAACAATTCAGTCTTTTTACAAAAGGAAGGACAGGATGTGGTTTGAAAAGGTCTCACGACAAAAATCGGATCAAGAAGTTATAGATTTTTTTGTTGCTAATTTTGTATCTTGCAATGATCCAGAATCACTTTGGATTGGTGAGATGATGAAAGAAGGAGAAGCAAGATATCAAAATTGGCAAAAGAAAATACAATCATTGTCTTATATTTTTAAAGAAGAAAGTCAAACATTATTTGAAGAAAATAAATTTGAGGATGTCTTTAAATGTTCTAAAGGACATCCAGTTCTTCTAAAGAGATATCTAAGTGGACAGGTCTCTTTGGAAACAATGGTTTTGTTTGATAAAATCTTTGCTTATTCAAAAAATTTTGATAAAAAACTTCAAGATCCAGTGTGGGAAACCGTTAGTCGTAGAATTAAAAAGTATAATCCATTCCTAAATATTGACGTATTTCGTTTTCGTAAAATCTTGAAAGATATTATTTTGGAGGATCAATGAGTTTCTTTAGTTCCGAAGTCGTCCGTGCAGAGATGACTGAGATTGCAGAACTTCAAGAGCAAATCTATGGGAACATTTTTAAGTTTCCTACGATGAGTAAAGAAGAGAAACTGGAACACGTTGAAGTTCTAGAGAGACTTTTAGATAAGCAAAAAGTTCTTTATACAAGACTAAGTTTATCTGATGATCCAGAAGCAGTTGATATGAAAGAAAGAGTTGTTGAATCTGCAGTTATGATGGGAATGCCTCCTGGCACTGATATGAATATCATTCTCAATAATATGTCAAGAATGCTTGATGTAATGAAAGAACAGATTGACAAAACAGGTTCTGACCTGTAGAATAACGAAGTACACAAGAGCCAAATCCTACTAATACGAGGTAATCCAAATGTCATTTCAAAATCTTAAAAAGCAATCTTCGCTTGGTTCACTGACTGAGAAACTTGTGAAGCAAGTAGAAAAAATGAGTACCACTTCTACTGGTCCTGATGACCGTTTCTGGAAACCAGAAATGGATAAAACTGGTGTTGGTTCTGCAGTGATTCGTTTCCTGCCCGCACCAGAAGGTGAAGAACTTCCTTGGGCAAAAATGTATTCTCATGCATTCCAAGGTCCTGGTGGTTGGTATATTGAAAACTCACTCACTACCGTTGGTCAAAAAGATCCTGTGAGTGAATATAATCGCGGACTGTGGAACAGCGGTAGCGAAAAGGATAAAGAAACTGTTCGTAAGCAGAAGCGTAAACTGTCTTACTATTCCAATGTTTATGTTGTAAAGGATCCTGCTAATCCTCAAAACGAAGGTAAGGTATTCCTGTTTAAGTATGGTAAGAAGATCTTTGATAAGATTCTGAATGCTATGCAACCTGAGTTTGATGATGAAGATCCGATCAATCCTTTTGATTTCTGGCAGGGTGCTAACTTCAAGATCAAGATCGTGAAGAAGGATGGTTATTGGAACTACG